GTAGAGCTAATCTCAGGAATAAAACTTGCGCCTTTTCAGGAAGTTACTCTAAAAGGTTTCTTCAATAGAAACTTTAATATGTGCGTTTGGGGACGCGGGTGCGGCAAAACTTTTATTGCATCCGTATACTGCTTTCTCCAATGCATCTTCGAGCCTAATACAAAAATTCTTATAGCTGGCCCAACGTTTCGTACTGCTAGATTTATATTTCAAAACTTAGAAAAGATAGTAGAGAGCAAAGGGGCAGAACTACTGGCTCAAGCTTTCGGGGCCAAATCTAAACGTAACGATCAGTTCGAGTGGAGAATAAACGGCGGAAGCATTACAGCGATACCTCTAAGCGGTGAAAAGATTCGTGGTTTTCGTGCTAACATTCTTGTGCTCGACGAGTATCTGCTATTACCAGAAGAGACTATTAAAACAGTTCTCATGCCGTTCTTGGTTGCTCCGCAAGACATGGCGGAAAGAATTAGAGTTAGAGAAATAGAAGACTCTTTAATTAAAAGCGGCAAGATGAAAGAGAAGGATAGAATGGTATTCGAAAATAAATCAAAGATGATAGCTCTATCCTCTGCTAGCTATAGCTTCGAAAATCTTTACAAAACATACAAGGAATGGATGGGTAATATCTATTCTGACGATATTTTAGACTCTAAATATTTTATATCCCAAATGGGATTTGACTCTGTACCGCCTGACATGATAGATAAAACTGTTATCGAAGAGGCTCAGTCAGGAGGCTCGTCTAACTCCTCTTTTCAGCGAGAATATTGCGCTCAATTTACAGATGGCAGCGACAGCTACTTTAGCGCGAAGAAAATGCACGAGTGCACTGTCCCTGACGGAGAGGCACCGCATACTTTAATTACAGGAAACCCAGAAAAAGAATATATACTTGGTATTGACCCTAGTTTTAGCAATAGCCCAAGCTCCGATTACTTTGCGATGTCTCTGCTTGAGCTGGATGAAGGGTCGTATACCTTAGTGCATTCTTACGCTGTAGCTGGCGGCGATTTAAAAAATCATATTAAATATTTATTTTATCTTTATAAAAACTTTAATATAAAGATGATAATTATTGATAACGCAGGTTATCAATTTATTGATAGTGCCAACGAATCAGAAATTTTTAGAGAAGCAGGTCTAGAGATTAAATTTTTTGATTTTAACACTGAAAAGCAGGGTGTAGCTTACGATCAAGAACTTAAAAAAGTCAAAAGATTTTATAGCCCCAAAGATGACATTGTATGCTTCAAGCAAGTATTTAGTTCTGAGTTTTTAAGAAATGCTAATGAATACTTGCAATCCTGTATAGACCATAAAAGAATATTTTTTGCGTCTCGTACCGCAGCCTCTGGGAGTTTTTTCTCAAAAGTTTCGTCCACAAAAATTCCTCTTAAGTTGACTCACTTTAACGATATAGGAGAAATGATTGAAACTCAAGACGACTTAGTTTACCAAACTAAAAAGCAATGTGCTTTGATAGAAGTAAAGTCTACGGCGAAAGGAACTCAGAGTTTTGATTTACCCCAACATCTTCGTCGTAGCAATTCAGCTAATAGAGCCAGAAAAGATAATTACACTACATTAATGTTAGGGAATTGGGCGGTAAAAGCCTATAATGATATGAAGAATGTAAAAGTCGAAGAAGTTAACGCGACTTTTATTCCAAGGATGATAGATTAAGTGTAATTTAAAATTAAAATGGCCGTTAAAAGAAAAGCTAACAACGAAAACTCTCTTAAGGAACCTCTGATGGCTGGAGGAGAGATTATTGAGACTGTTGCGTCGACTAGAACTAGACGCAACAAAGCCGGTCATATCGAAAGGACCGACAGGTACAGAAATATCGATGACGGTATAATTCCTTTCCGCTACTCTCAAGGGGTAACTAATAACTCTAGTTTAGATATCAGAGATACTATCGTTTTGTGCCAGAAAGCCTATTATAATTTTTCTGTATTCAGAAATACTATAGACTTAATGACAGAATTCTCAATGAGCGAGATTTACTTTACGGGAGGCAGTAAAAAATCGAAAGATTTTTTCGATGCTCTGCTTCGTAAAATAAATATTAATAATTTACAAAGTAAATTTTTTAGGGAATATTATAGATCTGGCAATGTATTCATACATAGATTTGATGCTAATATTTCTAAGGCAGATGCAACAAGAATGTCTCAGACTTTCGGTTTAACGTCAGACGCCTCCTATACTCTCCCTGCGAGATACATTATTTTAAATCCGGCAGACATACAAATTTCTGGAAACATTACTTTTGCTACGGGCGAGTTCAGAAAAATCCTCACAGATTACGAACTAGAAAGATTACGCAATCCTCGCACAGAAGAAGATAGGCAAGTCCTCGAAAGCTTTGACGCGGACACTATTAAAAAAATAAAAGGACAAGGAGGTAAAAAGCCGGGGTATAACGCTGTTAGCATTCCTCTCCCCTTAGATAAAATAACAGCTGTATTTTACAAGAAGCAAGATTACGAGCCATTCGCTGTTCCTATGGGCTATCCTGTACTAGAAGACATTAACTGGAAACAGGAAATGAAGAAAATGGATATGGCTCTAACCCGCACAACAAACCAAGCTATACTCTTGGTTACGATGGGAACAGATCCAGAAAAAGGAGGAGTAAATCAAAAGAACTTGCAGGCTATGCAAAAACTTTTCGAGAATGAATCTGTAGGACGGGTTCTAATTTCAGATTATACTACCCAAGCTAAATTTGTTATTCCTGATATAGCAGGCATCCTAGATCCCAAAAAGTATGAAGTGTGCAATCATGACATACAAATGGGCCTCAATAACATTCTATTGAGCGATGAGAAGTTTGCCAACTCTAGCATCAAAGTGCAGGTGTTTATGGAAAGGCTTAATGAAGGTAGAAAAGTTTTTATCCATGACTTCCTAATGCCGGAGATAAAAAGAATCTCTAAGGAGATGGGCTTCAAAAACTATCCTACTCCTAACTTCGAAGACTTAGATTTAAGAGATAATTCTGTTTATGCAAGAGTCTATAGCAGATTGATAGAGTTGGGAGTGCTGACACCTGAAGAGGGTATACAAGCTATTGAGTCGGGACGTATGCCAACTTTCGACGAGTCTGTAGAATCCCAAGAGAAGTTTAAGGTATATAAAGACAACGGTTTATACGAGCCTGTTCTGGGTAACAAACCGCCGAAAGAAGCTCCCTCGCAAAAAGCTAAGCCAGTCCCCCAGCCGAAAGGCAGGCCAGAAGGTACCGGCAGACCAAAAGAAACCGACACAAAAAATCCGATCGGCCTGAAGGCTAATAAGCAATCAAGGTTTAGTTTAAGTAAAATACAAGATAATTTAAATTTGGCTGATAAGCTAAACTTAGAAGTCGAAGCTGCCTTAAGGCAACTACATAATAGAAAAAGGCTCAACAAAACTCAGAAGGAAATTGCTCAGCAGATTTCTAACATAGTAATTCACAATGAGGACCCGGAGAATTGGTTGGCGAAAGCTGGTAGATATGCAGCCGAACCAGTTGATAGAAATGACGACAGAGTAAAAGAAATTCAGTCTATAGCATACGAACATCAAGTAGACGATTTCTTAGCCGGGATACTTTATTGCAGCAAGTATGATGGCGAATAATGTCGACAATTATATACAACGCACAAGGTCTCTTTGTAGGACCATCCGGCGCTAACTTCCAAAGTTATACAGGCGGACAACCAGTCTTTGACTATTCCGATCCAGTAACCACAGCAAACCTAATAAAACAAATTGATAGGGTTCAAGCTTTATCTTATGATATAACCCTGCCTCACACTCAAGTTACTCAGTTTAATACTAGATCTGTAGTAGATAGGCCAATAATAAATTCTCCAGAGGTTAGCTTTGGCTTCTCTTATTTACTTTCTGACGTTTCTAACGAACAAGAGATGGGGCTCTTCGTTAACTATGCTCAATTTGAAGAGCCTTTTTCTGGCGCTCCGTTCTTTTCTAATAATACTGGACAAAGCCTAATATCTGGATTCGCAGGAGAAGATGAGACAAGTTCTGATTTTAAAGACAAAAAAAACTATTACTTAGCCGTCAATGATAAACGAGAGGATCTTTTTACTGGCACGAATTTAGAAGACTTGACAAAAAGATCTAGTTCATCTTACGAGATAGATTTTGAAGCACCGAATCATAAAGTTATATGCTTTGGGAATTGCTATATGGTGTCTTATTCAGTTGAGGCTTCTGTGGGAGCTTTCCCAAGAGCAGAAGTTTCTTTCGTTGCAGAGAACATTATGTTCGAAACCAGCGGGAGCGGCTTCTTAAGTCCTACTATAGAAACTAAAAGCGGTGCGCAAATTAATAATTTAAATTCTGTCATACCAAATAGAATAAATAACAACCCTATATCTGTTGTACGTCCGGGAGATATAAATTTTACGACCGATTCTTTTTCTGGACTAGGTGTTGACTTCGCTAATCTACATTTAGAATCTTATGTAATATCGTTTGACATACCTAGGGGCGCGGAGACCAACTTGGGATATAAGTTTCCTTTAAGTAGAAAACTCACTTATCCGATACCCGTTTCAATTGACTTAAATGGGATTGTAGAAAAGATGAGCTCGGGGTCTTTAATTGATTTAGTTAATTTAAATCAAGATTATGATTTCTCTATAGATTTAAATATGCCCGGGCAAACATGCGCAACTACTACGACAGGAATAAAACATGCTAGCGTGCAAGCTTTTGAGGACAGAAACATACCATTAATAAAGTATACTCTTAATAAAGCCAAGTTAAATTCTTTTACTTACGATTCTTCAATAGGAAGTAATAAAACATTCTCCGCATCGTTTAGCACTGAACTCGACCCAGACGATTTGACGAGAGGTTTATTTATAAGCGGATTGATAGGTCAACGAAAGCTAGAAGATTTCCATTTATTAGAAGGGGGAGATAACGAAAGCTTCTATCTCCTCTTAGAAGACGAAAGCGGAATAATCGTAGATAACATGGTTGCTCGTTAAAAAAGTGTATAATATATAAGGAATAAGGAATGCCAAATAAAAAGATATCTCAGCTTTCTACGATTTCTCCGGTACCAACTGGAGGGCTTATGCTCGTTTCTAATGGTGGAGTTAGTAGGAGCGCAACAGTAAAAGATGTTGCAGAGGCTATAACTGACTCTGTCACCACGTTTACAGGCATGTCCGACACTCCAGATGCCATCAGTGGAAATATGTTTGTCGTTGGCAATCCCGGAGGAACAGAATTAATTTTTACAAAAAACCTAAATTTAGGAACAGGAACTTTTGTAGAAACTTCGCAGACTGGTGACTTTATAGGCACTGCGGAGACTGGGAACTTTCTTTTTGAGTCTAGCCCCTCTGGGACATATTCCACACAGTTTGACGTAACTCAAGCCGGGGGCAAGTATCTTTTAAGCGAGGTGACTGGGGCTAGTCATGCGGCCACAACACAAGTCCAACAACTACAGATAAACTTACAAAGAGGTAACACTTATAAGTTCAGAACAGATTCTAGTACAAACGGTCATCCTTTTATTTTTGTCACCGAAGGGTTAGGTGGTGGATATACTTACGAGTATACTTCGGGCATTACCAACTCTAGGGCTCAAAATGGAACTGCTCTATATTTCAGGGTGCCTCAGTCTGCCCCTAGCAATTTATTCTATCAATGCGGTGTTCATTCAAACATGGGCGCAAGAGTAAATATATATGACAATACAGGTAACCTAGTCGACACTTCTATGACTGGGTCATTTTTAACTTCGGCGGATACAGGTATTCTTGTCGGAGTAAATCAAACTGGCGATTTTCTAACCTCGGCAAATACAGGAATACTTGTAGGCGTCAATCAAACAGGTAATTTTGTAGATACTTCTGCTACAGGAAACATATTAGTAGGAAAAGAAGAGACGGGAGTTTTTCCCACAGGAGAAGGCACTAGCGGCTACTTCGCTAAATGGACGGCGTCAGGAGTTTTAAGTACTGGACTAGTATTAGAAGATAGCGCAAGCTTCCATCCCTATACTGATAAAAATTTAGGTAAATCGAATAAAAGATGGGGCAGACTTTTTTGTAAAACTATAGACGCCGTAAATGATGGATTTACTTTCATAGAATCAGAAACCACTAGTGCCACAAGCAGTGCAGTTGTTAGATCTGTGAATAGCGATGGGAACTATTTAAATTTAAGAGCTGCTTCCACGGGAGACTCAACTTTAAATATTGGTTCGGGCCACTATGCTATTTACGGTACGCAGTCTGGCAAGAAGATGTTTATAGGTAATCAGCAAGACTTATATTTTCATGCTGACACAGGCAGTATTACTTCTTCGGGCGCAAATTATATAGCCGAGTTTTTACACACTGGCCAAATAAAGTTAAATAAAAAAGTAACATTTAGCGATGCCTATACATTCCCAACAGGTGACGGCTCAGCCAAAAACTTGTTAGCTACGGATGGAGCAGGTAATATATCTTTCTCGGGAGCAGAAGGAATAACAGGCGGGCTCGCGGCCACATTCGTAGACTTAAATGATACTCCTTCGAGCTTAGGTACCGAAGGTCAATCTCTAGTTGTCGCAGTAGGAGGAACGTCATTAACTTTCTCTGGAGTTGCTGGGGGTGGAGGTGGCGGCGGTTTAACAGGTACGTTTGTCTCAGCTTTAAACGACACCCCTTCTACTTACGCAGGCAATGCGAATAGTCTCGTAATTGTTAACACTGGAGCGAATGGAATCGCTTTTAAATCTAGCGGTGAGTTTGTAGGCTCTTCTCAAACTGGTAATTTCGTAGACCAAGATATGACTGGTAGCCTTGTTAGCACTGCCATGACTGGTCAGTTAGTCGATAAGGTAACTACTGGTAATTTATTAGTCGGTATAAATATGACCGGCGACTTTGTTACCACAGGTCAAACAGGCGATTTTGTAACTGATTCGGATACAGGAAATCTTTTAGGTACAGAGTTTACCGGCCAAGTTCATTCAGGTATATACTCGGATTATTCCGCCGAATATAATGTTAATATTAATACTAGCGCAGGTTATATAGAGATTAACGAAACTAGGCCTTTGGATTCTGGTCAACTTGAAATGGTCGTAAAGCCCGAGTTAGTTTTACATAAAGGGAATACATATAAATTTAACATAACTGGCGGGACAGGAGCGTTCTTTGGAATTTCAACAGGCCTTAATGAATATAGTAACGTGGGTCTTTACAATTCTGGCCAGCAAGATTTAGGTATCGCTAAAGGCATAACAGAAAGTTACTTCTTTAGAGTGCCACAAAATTCTCCAAAGTATCTAGCTTATAATGCTTTTACTACTAGAACGCCTTCAGTAGCTGGGCATGGTTTGTCTAACTTAGGTAATTATATAAAAACTTCAGATGATGCGACTAAAGTATTCAGCGGAGAAAATTCAATTATAGATTGGAATAGTGGCAACGTGCAATACGCGACTGTTAGCACAGGAACAGATTTCAACTTTTCTAATGTTAGAGAGGGTCAAGTCTTAAAGATGTATGTGCAGAATAGAGCAGCCACTGCTGTGAATTGCAATTTTATTTCTGGAAGTCCTAACGCAGTTATAACTCCCGTATTTGGAGGGTTAACTAATACTTTCCCAGAGGTTGGAGGACAAAAAACTAATTTGTATGAATTTACGAAAGTGCATACTGGTATTTTCGCAGAATATAAAACAGGATATATCTTCTAATGCCTGACTATACGAGATACGCTGGCGATAGGTTTGTAGGGCCAACGGGAATCGGCTCTTTCCCCATGGATGTTTCTGATGGGGCTCTACTAGCAACCACAGGATCTCTGGCTCAAGATAATGGCATATATATTAAAATCTTAGGAAACTGGACTAAGGTAACAGAGTCAGCGTTCATACAAGAGACAGGTATAACCACAGGCGTTACAGATGAAATTCTTTTAACAGGCATAACTGGAGTTCTTGCTATTAAAGGTACTCACGCAGGGCAGTCAGATGGGGGCGAGGTATTCAATCTATCAGTTAGCGAACAAGTCAGATGTTTTGTAGGTGGAGCGATTCAAGGGCCTGATAAGTATACTTTGTCCAACACAGGACCCGGAGGAACACCCAAAATTCAATTTACAAATAACATACTTTCTGGGGTCAGAACTCAGGTTCTCTATAACGTTTAGGGTGTGTAATAGATTTTGGTATGAAAGCACTTTCAGGCAAAAAAACTTACTTTACCGCTGGTGCAGCGGTTTTGACGGCTCTCGGCGCATATTTCGCTGGAGAGGTAGATATGCAGACAACTATATCTGCACTATTCGCATCGTTAATGGCTATTTTTCTTAGAAAAGGAATTACTTCCGAGGCTAAAAAGGCCGCGGCCCCAGCAGAAGAAAAGCAAGCAGAGTAATGTCTTGGCTCAAGTCTATCTTAGCCATACTTGGCTCTTTGTTCAAAGTAATAGATAAAAAAACTTTGTCATATGAGGAAAAAGTAGATAAGATAAATAGAGACAAGAAGGAACAAATAAAAGATGATTGGAAAAATACTCAAGACGAAATTGATCGTGCCTTTCGCGCTGCTAAGTCTCGCAACAGGATGCAAGACAGCAAAAGCGAATAGTAATATTTCCATTCCTTCGGTTCCCCAAGATATCGTCCAGAGGTTGATGACTCATCCTCAAATTGATAAAGCTTGGGAACACGTTCCAGAATTTACTCGTGATGTATTAAAAACAATTTCAGATCAATCCGCAGAGATTGAGCTTCTGAAAACTAAATAAATTATGAAAAAAGTACTAGCATTCATGATCGCATTGGTAGTCTTCTCCGTTCCGGTAGAAGCTAAAGAGAAGAAAGAAAAATGGTTTGGCGCTGGTGTAAAGCCAGATCCAACTCTAACAATTCCCTTTGTAGGAGTTAAGGCTCCACTTCCAACTGCCTGTATTGGCAAGGACGTGTCCGCCTCTTTCGACTTCAAGTGCGATAAGAAAAGTATCTCTTTTAAGCTCCCTTACTTTAAGTTCGAGTGGGATTTTCCCGGTCTTTCTTTAGGCAGAGGAGATAAAAAAATTACTTTAGGCAATAAGTAAAAGTCGCGGACTAGGTTAGAGAAGTCCTATGTTCGGTCTTTGCCTTTAATAAGTCTCAAACTAATTAACAAACTTGCAGCCCGCTCTTTATGAGCGGGTTTTTTCTAAAAACGTATAAATACGTGTATAATTATATTAAGTGGCTAGAGAAAATCATATTATGCTAGAGATTGCCTCCTCTGAGAAGGAGACCGCTAAAGATCCATTCGTGGATTATTCTTTAAAAGTCAAAAAATATCTAGAAGCAAAAGCCACAGAAGTTAAGGGCGTAGGTATAGAAACTTTAATAAAAGTATTTAAATCGGCCGCTAGGGATTGTAGCGAAATCAACTATTGTGCTGCCAGAATAAATAACTTTTTAGAAGTGTTCTCTGATTATAAAAATTTTAAAACTGCCGTCGCAAATAACTTTGAGCCAAGCGAAGAATGCTTGGCGGCTGCTAAAGTAGAATGTAAAAATCACGGCATAGATGAAATTAAATTTGAAGACGTGGATCAGTTTTATCTAGAAACAAAAGACGAATTTAAAAACTCAATCGACATAGAAATATGATAATTGACTTCGATAAACAAATACTAGAAGCTAAAGAAAAGAAGACTTTGAACAAGCCTTTTCGCACACCGGGCGGGCCTAAGAAGTTTTCTGTATACGTTAAAAATGAAAAGGGAAACGTAGTTAAAGTAAACTTTGGCGATCCTAACATGGAAATTAAACGCGACGACCCTGCTAGGCGTAAAAGCTTTCGTGCTCGTCATAACTGCGATAATCCCGGTCCAAAGACAAAAGCTCGCTATTGGTCTTGCCAGCAATGGCGCGCCGGTAAAAGAGTTCAGGGGTCAGAAGTAGATTACGAGTGGGACGGTCAAACTTTTTTCGATCACGATGAGCTATTAACGATTAACCCTGCTTTAGCTTTTGTAGAAGAGGAAGTTAATGACGACGGCGATTGCGGATGTGGTAATTGCGACTGTGATGAAATTGAAGCTAAGATTGATATGAAAAAGTATAGCTTTAATAATCCCGGCCAAGCTATGCAAATGGCAAAAAAGATGGGATTCGATGATATTCACACTCATGGCGAAGGTGACGATACAGTATTTATGCCCGGTCCGAGTCATGAAGCCTTGATGAAGAAAATTGGCGGCGCGAAAGCTTCTCACGAAGAAGGTAGTATGATTAAAGCTCAAATAGCTAAATCAATGATGCAACTGAGAGAACTTTTCGAAATGATTTCTCAGATGGCTGACACAACTGATTTTGAGCCGTGGGTTCAATCTAAATTTACTAAAGTGGCCGACTACGTCAATAGCGTTCATAGTTACATGAAATATTATGAAATGGACATGGACAAAACTGAAGCTAAGACTAAGACAGAGCTAAAAGATCAATACGCTAGCCTTTGGGAAAATATCAAAAAGAAGCGCGATAGAATTAAGTCTGGTTCTGGAGAGAAAATGAGAAAAAAGGGTGCTAAAGGTGCACCCACTTCCGAGCAGATGGAGAAGGCCAAGAAAGCCTCTAAAATAAAGAAGAAAAGCTATGGCTCAGAAGAGTACGTGATGTCTCAGGAAGAGTTTGATGAAATCATGAGCCTAGAAGAAATTAGTTTCTGGGCAGAGGAATCTGAAGCAGCAAAACGCCCGGGTAGAAAGTCCGGCGCGCAAACTCCTGCTAAACCTAGTGAAAGAAGAAAAGGTTCTTCTAAAAATAAACCGGGTAGCGCAGGTAAAAGTGGTCCAGCTATTACTTTCTCAGAGAAGGTAACGAAGTCTCTTAGAGAAAAAGTTAAGAATCATAATGCAAAGAGCAAAAAGAAAGTTACTCTTTCTCAACTTAAAAAAGTTTATAGAAGAGGAGCAGGCGCGTTCTCTTCTTCTCACCGTCCCGGCATGAGCCGTGGTGGCTGGGCAATGGCACGCGTTAATATGTTCTTAAAAATGAAGCGCGGTGGCAAAGTAAAAGATTCTTATAGAAAAGCCGACGGAGATATTTAAAAATGAAAACTAAGTATACGACTATTTTTAGTTCCCATATTAGGCCGCTAGTGCCTGAAGAAAAAGACCAGCATCTAGCGTTAGCCTCTATGGTTGATTTAGAAAAGTTCGTCCCAGAAGTAGACACAGACGCCAACTATGATTTGCTGCCTGTAGCGTTTAACGCTTTCGTTGCAAACAGAGTTAATAAAAATGGCGATGTAGTAGATACTGAGACAGCTATAGCGATGCACAAAAACTTTATTAACAAGCCTGTTAATATTGAGCATAATCGTAAATCTGTAATTGGCACTATCCTTACGGCAGGTTTTTCTTCTTTCGGGGATGACAAGCCTCTGACCGAAGAAGAAGTTAAGGATATGAAAGGCCCTTTTAATGTAACTCTTGGCGGAGTTATCTGGAAAATTACAGATAAAGAGCTTGCGGATAAAATAGAAAATTCCAGCGACCCTACTAGTGACGATTACATGAATATTAGCGCTAGCTGGGAGCTTGGGTTCAACGAATATAATATTGTTGTTCTTGAAGCTGAAGAAAAAAATATTGAAAATGCTAGAATTATTTCTGACCCGCAGGAAGTTGAAGCTCACGAAGGTAAGCTGAGAGGTTTTGGCGGCGAAGGTAAGCTAGAAGATGGATCTTATGTTTACAGAAAAGTAGTAAACAAAGTAGTTCCGTTAGGAATTGGCCTGACCGAAAACCCAGCGGCCGATGTAAAAGGCGTTCTGGTAGCATCGGAAGATACACAAATTGAAGCCGAAGTTGCCGAACAAAATGAAGAAAAAATTTCCCAAAATACTAAAACAAATGTAAGTATTCAAAAGGTGGAAGCTATGAAAATAGAAAATATCACAGACATCAATGACGAGTCCTTGCAGACTCTTAAAGCTTCTGCGATTCATGAGTACATTCAAGAGAGTCTGAAGGATGCCTCTGAGAAGTTCACTTCTGAGAAGCAAGAAAAAGAAGACGCTCTTGCTGAAGCTAATGAAAAGCATGAAGGTCTGCTGAAAGAGCACGAAACTCTTAAGGCAGAGCTAGAGTCCGTCAAGGAGAAGTTAGCTTCTCTTGAAACTGAAAAGGTAGAGAGAGAAATGCTAGAGCAGTTCAATCAAAGAATGGCCTCCTTCGACGAGCGTTATGACTTGACTGACGAAGACCGCAAGGTTCTCGCTAGTCAGATTAAGGACTTGACCGAAGAGGATTTTACCGCCTTTGATCAGAACATGACGGTTCTTCTTTCCTCTAAAGTGAAAACTGAAGAGACTGAAGAAGTTGTAGAAGAAGTAGAAGCTTCTGTTGCTGAAGAAGTTGTCGAATCTGCTGTCGAAAACGCAGAAGTCGAAAAGGAGACCGTTCCGGTTTCTTCCCCAGCTGAAGAGCCTTCTATTACCGATAAGTATAGTAAAGCTTTTAGTATCGAAAACTTCGATATCAAACTCTAATAGGAAAACCAAAATATTATGGCAAATGAAAGATTAATGCCCTTCCGGGATTACGATGAACACGATGTCATCAATTTGTTTGCGTTTGGTGATACTGCAGTCACTCTTAACACTACGACCACCGTTCAGGCTGGTTCCGTTGTTAAGATTAAGACAGGCTGGAGCAACACCGACGAAACGCAACTTTTGACCGACGTTGGCAGTTCTTACAATAACGTTGTTTCGCAACGTTATGGCGTTAACGCAGAAGTTGAATACGCAAACGGCGGTGCTAGTGAAACCCCGCTCGGTATTCTCCTTTATGACGTTAGAGAATTCGACGAAAATGAAGAGCCGCTCAAGTACAACCCGCAAAAAGCGGCTGAGCTGCAGGCTGCTATCAGTGGTCAGGCTGTTCCTGTTGCTACCAAGGGCACGTTCCTTTTCGCAACTGGTGCATTCCAAGCTGTTGCAGGAACCATTTCGGCTGGCGACACCTTGTATGTAACGGGTGACGGTAAAATCACTAATACGGCTGCAGAGAACTCATCCATTGGTAAAGCCTTGGGCGGCGCTGATGATGACGGTAGCGTGTTAATTAAATTGGAACTGTAATTAATAGGAGATTTATAAAATGAAGTTGAAATTTAAAAATACTCCAGAGCAGGTTGAGTTGATTAAGGCTATGGGCTCCAAGCGTCCAGAAGTTTCTCGTGAAGCTTCTGAGGCTTTTGCTGCTTTCATCGGCCCTGTCATTCAGCAGGTTCTTAGCCAAGCTGACACCGCTTCGGCTGTTTATTCCGACGTTGTTTACGACGAAGACGACAATCCGAGCTATCCGCTCGATTTGTTCTTCGAGCAAAGAAACGCTGATAACTACATCTCTGTAGTTCAGCAGAACATTGCTGGTGGTCTTCCGAGTTCTCAAATTGCTGGCGCCAACGAGTTGAAGGTAGCTACCTACAGACTCGATGCAGCTGTTAGCTTTTTGAAGAAGTATGCTCGCCGCGGTCGTCTTGACGTAGTTAGCAAGGCTGTTGAGCGTATGGCTCAGGAAGTCTTGGTGAAGCAAGAGCGCAATGCGTGGGCGGTTATCCTTAAAGCTCTCTCTGAGGGTAAAGGCACTGGTTCTAGCAATGGTAACCACATTGTTAATAATGTTGGTAGCACTGAGAGCTTCCAGTTGGACACCTTGAACGCGATGATTACTCGTATGAAGCGCATCAACAAGTCGTTCGCTGGCGGTACTGCTGCTCAGGTTTACTCTGAAGGGATCACTGATCTTTTCGTTAGCCCTGAAGTCAAGCAGGACATCAGAGCGTTCTCGTATTCTCCGATTGGTAATAACGCTAATCAGAGTTTGCCAGAAGACGCAAAGAGCGGCGCTTACAGAGGTGCTGGCCTTGCCAACATCTTCGGTATTAACATCATCGACTTGCAAGAGCTCGGTGTCGGTCAGAAGTACAATACTTTGTACGAGACCTTCAGTGATTCTGCTGGTTTGGCTGCTGCTGTTAACGAGGCTGGTACTACAACTACTACTGCCTTTAACGACAGTTCTAGCCACGAGGTTATTATCGGTGTAGATGCTTCTCGCGAAGCTCTCATCCGCCCTGTCGCTCGTAACGCTGATTCTGGCGCTACGTTCAGCGCTCTGCCGGACGATCAGTTCACTCAACGCGCAGACAAGACCGGTTTCTACGGTGCTGTCGAAGAGGGTCGTGTTTGTATCGACGCTCGCGTGCTCGTGGGTGCTCACCTCAAGCGTTCTTAATAAAACGTTATATAATTCAAAGCCCGTCGACTTCGGTCGGCGGGTTTTTTATTTCTATTTATTAGATTATTTGTGTATTTTATATATAATAAGGAAAGGTTAAAGGTTATGGCAGTTAAAAGGAAAAAGAAAAGTTTAAATAGCATTAATCAGACTCATGCTAAGGTAGAAAAAAAGTTTGAACCCACTACCCTAGATCAAATTTGGGGCGACGATGGCACTTCTGAGTACGGTACTTTAGATTACGAAAATTACCAGCAGAAGATCTTCGACATGAACATGTCAGACCTCCAAGCTCATGCTTCTCGCGTAGGTATTGTCCCTATTGATAATAGAAACATGTTAACAGATAGACTCCTAAGAGAATTCAGCCGACACGTTTCTTCTTTTAAGAAGCCTAGCGAAGACTTGCAGGAAAATCAAAATATCCCTAAGAAGATAAGAGATATCTTGGCGGAAGGAAGGTAGTAGATGTCGAATGGTCATGGGTTAGATAATATTGACCCTAGGTATGTAGATGCCACAAGAGCTTCTTATACCCAAGTTCTTAGAGTTGGCACAGGTTTAGTCGCCGACTTTGAGGACTTAATCACAGTCGTTAATCCATCTGGGACTACCGGCGACAACGGAGATTATCATTTTAATAATAGTGGCGAGTTCCAAACTTTTGTTCTAAATCATGATAACAGCAATATAAATTTTGATATTACAAGCGGTACAAGAGGCAGCTATCAAGTCAGGATATACAATAACTCCGGAAATGGTAGTATCACTCTGCAAGAATTTCAAAAATTTGCTTGGCAGGGACAAAAGCCCCCATCAACAGTAATAGTACCGAGTGGAAATCATTACATTTATGCTCTTACTTATCATGGAGATTATAGCTCACAGTATTATGATTTAAAAGATTGGTCCGCTGTTTTTGTTTCAGAAAGTCCTTAAAAAAGTGTAATAGATAAAAGCGTATGTTTAAGTACCAACCAAAAAAAGTTGTAGAAATCCCGCCTATAGAGTTTAATAGGAGCGTACAGGGACAATACAAGACCAGTGTCATCAACGAAGATGGAACTGTCGACCACGAAAATGGTTGGCACAAGAACTTAATTCTTGATTGCGGATTAGACAAGATTGCCTACATGCCGTGGGCACAAGTTTTTCAGTTTTGCGTGGCCGGTGATCAGCCTTCTGGAGTAGTAACCCCTGCAAACACGGGAGACACTCAGTTAGAACGGCCGCTAATGATGAACTCTTATTATCTGCCCGGAAGTGGTAACTGCGGAGACGATGTTTACCAAAGCGGCGATTATAGATACTTAAGATTATTTAGGACTTTCGATTTTCTTCATGTCAAACAAAATACAATTATTACCGAGTTAGGTTTTAAAGAGAGTCCGGGAGCACAGAAACTTTTTTCAAGAGTTGTATTAGACGGAAACACTGGAGAAGGAAGACCGAATCCAGATGTACTTCGGCCGGGTCAGTTTCTAAGAGTTAAGTACGAATTAAACGTACAGCTTGATCCAGTTTATCCTAATGCTTCTGGAGGACAACCTACAGGAGCCGATGGAGCTCTCCCGACTATATCTTGGAGCGGCTCTTCTCAAAGCACAGATAGACATGGCTTACAGCATATCGGAATGATAGGTATTAATGAATCTGGAGTCGCTTACCCAGTAGATAACGGCGGCGCTTGTAACGAGCCTTTTGCAGTTGGAGCAGTTGATTTCGGGCCTAGTTTTGGTTATGTAAATAGATGGCAGAATGGTTTAGGCGTTCTGCATGAAATAAATAGCGGCTACGAATACCCTCATCCGAATTCAGGAACTCTAGTCCATCCTTCTCTACCTTCTGGTATTATAGTTGGATACAAACAACCAACGGGAGCGCAAAGACTCTCTGATAGACCCGGCCCTCTTTTAGATCTCGCTCCTCATCAGGACATTAATAGATTTTTAAATCATGACGCTATAACAGGTAGTGGCTTCGTAGGCACGTCTTTTGTAAACTCTCATAAAAATATGAGCGGTAAAGCCGGGAACGTAAGCAACGTTACTGATTTAGTTAGCGGAGCTTCTGGTTACTGGCCGTGGGGTAATTATCTTCGTTATCAGCAATTGGCAGATTTTGCTACTGCTTATGGTATATCGATAGAGAATGAAACTTCGCAGACCGACGGATCCTACGGATACAACAGAATGTTTGTCATTGCAAATGCGAACGAGTACTATTATAATTATTTTAGAACTCCATTTTTTGGTTATGGCCCTTTGAATTTTGTTATGACGCCGGTCAGTAAATATGGGACGCAGTTTCTTTATAATAATTGGGGTATATTTAACCCTTATAACAGCCCGGCTTATGCTACCGCTGGAAATACTAGCGATAGTACTTTATCTTCGCAATACAGTCATCTGCACAACCTTTTTTCAGAAGAAATAGCACGACATCACGGATATAATAACGGCTCAGTTTGGGGTAGCGATATCAATCATTATACCCAATATTTTAATGTAACCGACTTCTTTGATCCCGCTGAAAATTCTAGCGTAGGTTCTTATTTGAATTTTGACGAAAAGGTAGTTGTTAGAGGCTACAGCACTGCGGGTAGAAGTGTGCCATGGGATTCTTGGGATTTAAGGGGAGCTTCATGCTTCTTAACTACTCACACAGGCTTAGTTGCTCCTTTCGGTCAAACGGGTGTTGCTTTCGATAGATCTGCAGGAGAGGACTTTTACGAACTGCCGCTTAGAAAAGATCCTTATAACCAGTATCAAACTGGCGATACAAGAGAACTTTATAAATTCTGTTTCTTTGACAACGCAGTTGCGAACTCTGTAGAAAATAGCGTCAGGATACATGAACCTTGGAAAATGGTTGGGGTTGGGGCAACGACAGATTGGTCTATTAACCCTCTAACCATGAGCGGTGCGGCAAGAGACAATGGTTATGTTTATCGACTCGACACTCCTAGGGATAAAGACAACGATCACATACTAAAGGTTTCTTTCAAATATACATGGACTAGAAATACTGGGCAGCTATAATGAAAGATGAGTTATGTACTCGGTGATAACATTTTCTGTAACGTCATCAATAGTGGCGTTACAGCTAATGACGGATTAGGTGATCCTTTAAGGACTGCATTCTGGAAGCTATTCGCTAATGATTCTGGTATTAGCGGTCACTTAGAACATATTAGTGGTTCTGTTGTTACTATAGGAAACGGCCTGAACGACACTGAGATAAAAAAAGTTACTCACTATACAACTGGTAATTTAAACTCAGGAGAATACGCAGATATAAAGTTTACTCAAGGAACTAACGCGTCTAAAAACGGTAGGTTTGAAGTAGACTTAACAGAAAGCCACTACGGTACAGGTACACCTTATTCTAGTCGTTCAGATATATTGTATTCTGGCGGTACAGTTTTTCACCCCGGCGGCTTTGGAAACTTTACACAATGGCGCACAGACTTCCCTGTAGATAAAATAGGCAATCCTTTTAATAGCGGCGAGTTGGACTATACTGTTAGGGTTATTAACTCTGGAAATTCTAGTAATGGTCAGGCTCCTCTAGTTAGGATTACAAGAACTTCTGACCCTATAAATGAAGCTGTGTCTGGAGCCGACAGAAGCGATCAATACGGACAAAGTTATCATAAGCTACATATTAGATTAACGGAGTACTAAGATGAGTAACTTCTATACAGCTCCGCCAATTTATAACACAGGAGGCTGGGGTCAAAGAGGTGACCATCCAAGTTTTGATCCTACCGGTTTAGTAACTGTAAAAGAAACAGGGTTTTACTACGAAACTAAACTTGAAGCTTTTAATTTTAAAAATAATAATAGACGTCTAAAAGCCGAGATATTTCCAAGCAGTTTTACTTCCGCCTATGATCACGGACACAATAGACGAATAAATTTTGAGATTGATTCCAGCTTTACTTCTGCCTACGACTACGGACATAACAGACGTATAGATTTTAAAGTATCTCCTTCTTTACGTAATTTTATTGGTACGCATTTTAGGAAAATTGTCGCAAAGAGTTCTGTCGGTGATTTTTTTAATTTCGCAAATAGAAATGTATATAAGTCTAAACTATCTCCTAGTTTAAGTGATACGTTTTTAATAAAGCCAGTTAACCCTTATATTCTCTCTACTATACAGCAAGGAATAACTGCGTCTCGTACCCCGTTTGTACGCGCTAAATCTTCCGTAGCGGCAAGTTCGACCCTCTTTGAGAATGAGTTTAAACGTTTATTCTCGTCTGTAGGTTTTTCTCATCCGGGAGGCTTAACATTATTTGATGCTAGGCAGATGGACCAAAACTCGCTAATTAAAAATAAACTAAGTTTTAGCTCGACTATATTTAAAAACAGAAAATTTTTTGGGATTACATCTGTAAGTTTTGCTCATCCCGGAGGAGTAACATTATTTGATACTAGAAGTATGGATTCCGGGCCATTCTCTTTAAGTAAACCAGCTTTGGAGGGTATATATAATATTAAAGATAAAGCGCAAAGATTCAGAGCGTTAAACTCGCCATCGCTTGAGGGAATTTTTAATTTTGGAAGTCTTAAAAAACGATACAGGCTTGGTAAAAGCGAATCTAATTTAGAGGAAATTTTTAATTTCGAAAACCTTAAGAAACGATACAGGCTTGGTAAAAGCGAGACTAAGCTTGACGGAATTTTTAGTTTCGAAAATCTTAAAAAAAGATATAGGCTCGGAAAAAGTGAATCTGAGCTTAGCGAAATTATTAAGTACGAAAGAAAATTTGGCAAAGCAAAGTCAAGTGTAGCGCCGACCATTTCAAGTGTTAAAACTCCTTTTAATAGAGTTAATTTTTTATTAAACCCAAAATTAAATTACATACTTGATTTAAATTCTAAAAATAAATATACGATAAATATCGACAAGATATCAAACGTTAAAAAATTAGTCAATCGTTTCGATAGCACTATTTCTTTAAAAAATATATTTAAGATTCCAAAAAGAAGAGTTTTTACAGATTATAGAAGTAATTTATCGAATATAACTAGACTACGTTCTAAAGAGGTAGAAAAAAATATTTTTAATCCTCGAGGCAGACAAAACGTTAATTTTCCTACCGGACTACATTTCCCCAAAATTAGATACCAAACCGTTGAGCCTAGTTATATAAAACCGACAGGAGCAGAGTATTTGCCAGAAGGGGGTATTGATAGAAATAACATAGGCCAGCTAGTTTATGAAGGGATAGAGAACGGAAATTTATTCTATTATGAACCTGATGAAAATGCAATGCGCTGGGAGTATTTTGATTTTGATGTCAGGAGTGGTATTTTTAACCCTTGCGAATTCCCAGAAACGGCAGACAGAACTTTAGACCCTGTTCAAATCAGCTCTAGGTCAAATAAAGGAGATAACCCTTATTGGTATCTACCAGATCTTTTAACGGTAGATTCTACAATTCATACCGCAGACGGGGCGCCGTGTCAGTACATAGCGCAAGAAAATAGCAGATTCGCAGAAATATTTTTAGAAGACGGAGCACTGCTTCTTCCAGAAAACTATACTCAAACAGGAGCTATATTTACTGTATGATTAATAAGTGTAATATATTTAGGTAATAATGGCCGGTACAAGGATAACGCAATTCCCGAATCTAGCTTCGGGGGATTTGGCTTCAGAAGACGTCTTATTAGTAGTAGACGTCAGCGATACTTTTTATTCTCCTAGCGGCACTAACAAGTCCACTACAGTAGGAGATCTTTCTAACTTCTTTAACACTCAAGACACTTTTATAGGGTTAGGAGACACTCCCGCATCTCTTGGTAGCGCAGGACAATCAGTTGTTGTATCTGCGGACGGAAACTCTTTAATATTCTCTGGAATAACTGGAACAACTGGAGAGGCTGGAGGGGGAGGATCTACCAGCTTCGTAGGGCTTACCGATACGGCAGATTCTTTAGGCTCAGAAGGACAAGTGACCGTAGTTTCTGGAAGTGAGATAGTATTTTCTGGCATAGGGCATTTAGTTTCTAGAAGCGAGCTTTCTGACTATGTGGCTACTAGTCAAACAGGAAATTTTGTAACTTCAAGTCAAACAGGGGATTTTATAACTTCGGACCAAACTGGAAATTTCGCAGGAGCCAGAACAACATTTTTAAGTTTAGACGATACGCCCGATTTAATAGGTAGCCCCGGCCAAGCTGTTGTTGTTTCTCCCGGAGGCGGAAATTTAACATTCTCAAGTGTCGTAGGTGGCGGGGCTTTAGCTTTTACCGGCCTAAACGATACTCCTTCTGGACTAGGAAGTGAAACTCAAGCCGTTGTTGTTTCTGGTACGGGACTAGCATTTTCTGGAATACCTTTAAACTTTACAGACTTAGACGACACAGTAGGTAGCTTAGGGATAGAGGGACAGGCTTTAGTGATGTCAGGGGGCGTTTTAGGATTCTCCGGAGTTACCCTCACATCTACAACCGTGGTTTCCGGCACGGGGGCTTTTACTAATTTTTCTCAATTAAATGACACGCCTTCAGTCATACCAGAAAGCCAGCTAGTTATTGGTGGACCTACAGGCAACCTAGTTTTTTCCGGAGTAGAGTCTTTTGTTCTCACTGGAGAAACAGGAAATTTCGCAAACACAACAACATTAGAAAGTTTCACTGAAGGTCTTAACGTAGGTACAGATTCGAGCTTGTCAGGAAGAAAACTTCATGTGGTAGGCGACGTTGAAATTTCAGGAACAATTTTCCAAAGCGGGTCGATATTTGAGGGTGGGGGAGGATCTAGCACTTTTACTGGTCTTTCAGACACTCCTTCTGGCTTGGGTTTAGCTGGGCAGTCAGTAGTCGTTTCTGCTGACGGAAACTCTCTAATATTTTCTGGCATAACTGGAAGTAGCGGCGGAGGCGGAACTACCATTATCTCTGGAGAAACTACTGCTAACAGTGGAATATTAGGAAACGACTTATTTACTGGCGACGGAGTAAAAACTGGGTTCATGATGACTCGGGCTCCGCTAAACGCTTTTAGCATAACAGTAGCAGTAAACGGTTTGCTACAAGCACCGGGAACCAACTATGATTTAATAAGTGGTAGAAGCGGATTATTATTCCCAGAAGCTCCTTCTAGCGGCGTAGAAATAGATGTTCGTCATTTGGGAGGTTTAGTAGGCCCGTCTGGAGAACAGGGTATACAAGGAGAAGTAGGAGCGACTGGACCAACAGGATCGACTGGGCCAACTGGGCCAACCGGGCCGACAGGCCCAACTGGACCAACCGGGCCGACTGGACCAACTGGCCCATCCGGAGCGACAGGCGCAACTGGTCCTACAGGGCCAATAGGGCCGTCTGGAGCTACCGGCGAAAGAGGTCCCCAAGGGTCTGGTATAGTGGGAGCTTTAGCCTCTGATATATTTACTGGCGATGGGTCGACAGCAAGTTATAATTTAACAAACAGTATAGGCGAAGCTAAGAATATTATAGTAAGTATTAACGGATTGTTACAATCGCCGATAACCAACTATACAATCAGTGGCTCAGGTTTAACTTTCCCAGAAGCTCCATCTAGTGGACTGGAGATAGAAGTTCGCCATCTTCAAGGTATACAAGGCCCTACCGGCGCTACCGGTCCCTCAGGGTCTGGAGGAGCTACTTCTTTTGTCGGTCTTAGCGACACTGTAGGGAGTCTAGGTATAGAAGGTCAAGTACCAGTCGTATCTGGTACAACTTTAGCGTTCTCAGGAATAACGGCAGGCACTACTTCTTTTGTAGGTCTTAGTGATACTGTAGCGAGCTTAGGTTCAGAAGGTCAAGTACCAGTTGTGTCCGGCAGCACTTTGGCATTCTCAGGAATAACAGCAGGGTCAAGTGTGGACCTTTCGGCTGTCGATCAAAATATCGTTCCTGACGCTACAAATACTCGAGACCTAGGAACAACAGGTAAAAGATGGAGAGACCTTTATTTATCCGGCACTTCTATATACTTAGGCCAACAAGTACTTCAAGAGTCTGGAGGAGTTTTGAAGCTAAGTACTAATAACGGCTCAACTTTTTCAAATGTCACCACTAAAGCAGTCGCTGATGATGATTATGTCTCAATAGCAAGTTCATCCAATCAAGCTGTTTACGATTTTGATAGTACAGCTAACTTTAATAATACTTCTGCCGAATTTTCGGCTGGGATGTTGAATCCCGCAACTGGCGGAAGACTGGAGCTAGATTTAGCTACCGGCATGTTTATAGAAGAGTATAGCAATACAAATAATATAGATACAGATAATAGTAGTAGCTATGCAATAGATGGGAAAGCAAAAATAGAACAGCAGTTAAATACGGGAGACGGGTCAGACGGAGATGTGACTGTTTCAACATCGGGAACTTACACGATGGATACAGACAGTTTGATAGCGGGAAGAACAGTCGCAGATGCGGTGGCTTTTAACGCTGATTCATTTACCACTAATACTGTTGTTTTGACCGACACTCCGAGTGGTATTGCCGCGGGGGACGAAGTAATAATTTATTGCGCGCAAGGTTACGGAACTCATAATCGAACTTCTGGAAATACTGCGCCGAATAGCAGAAGAGTTAACGTAGGCAATTATGAATTCTTGACAGTAGATTCTGTAGATTCTAGTAGCAAGACAATAACTTTTACTACTACTAAGGAAAAATATTACGGAAACGCATCAGGTTCAGATAGTACTATCGGAACAGGAGGCAGTGAAATGAAAGTCATTGTCCAACGAGTTCCTCATTACGCGAACTTAACCGTAGGTGAAAGTGCCACTATGACTGCCAGCAAGTGGAACGGCACTAAAGGAGGTTTGATGATTTTTAGAGTAGGAGGGACTCTTACAAATAATGGAACTATAGATGCTGGGGGTATTGGGTATAGAGGGGGT